ACACCATCGGCTACGTTATCCGGAAGCGGACCAAGGGCGGGCAGGTTATTGTTGGCCCAATCTGGCAGCTTGGCGGATCGAAGTCACACTTTAACTACGGGGCCGAAGTGTATGCTGCCGGGCGTGTTCAATACTACTGGGGCAAGCCGGGAACTACATACGTCCGGCAGGGCAAAAACTACACGCCCATAAAGGCAACTCACTTCAAGCAAACGCGGAACTTTATGAAGCAGGCGTTGGACGAAACACAAGATGCGGCGATTCAGGCGTTCGTTGATTCACTAGAACAGGCGATGGCCAATGGCTGACGTTGGGGCTGCAATCCGGCAATACATTGTGGGGCGATCGGCGGTATCCGCTTTGATAAGCACCCGCATGTTTCCCGATGCGTTGCCGCAGAATGCCACCATGCCAGCCGTAACGTACAGCAAGATAAGCACGACGCACCAGCACACCATTTCCCGATTGGCTGGGTTGGCGTCGTGCCGAATTCAATTTGATTGCTTCGCACTAACGCGAAGTGCAAGCAACACCATCGCCCAAACGATTCAGCAATGCGGAGTGATTCCACTTCGTGGGCTGACCAACGGCGTAGATATCCGTGGCGTCGAATTGGTCGATGGTGAAACTACATTCATGGAACCGCCGACCGACGGAAGCCAAGAGCTTCGGTACGTTAACAGTTTTGATTTGATGGTTCACTATCAGGAAGGGGAAGGCTGATGGCACAATCTACGATTCTTGGCGATACCGGGAACGGAGCGATTATTACCTTTGCAACGAGCAGTTACGCGGCCAAGGTGCGAAGCATCGATGCATGGACCGAAAGCATTGATGACCTCGATGTTTCGACGCTGGACAGTACCGGATTCAAGCGGAAGATTGCAAGCGACCTCAAAGACGCTGGCAATATCAAAGTGAACGTGCTGTTTGACACGTTCCTTGCGCCTCCTACAATCGGCGGTGCGTCCGAGACGGTGACAATCACGTTTCCAATTAGAACTGGGGAAACGACCGCGGGCAATTACGCCGGAACAGCGTTCGTTAAAGAGTTCAGCTACCCACAGCTTGCCAATGGAACCATCCAGGAAGCTTCCTACGTGATTTGCTGGACGGGTGCAACGGGACCGGCTTACACGAAGTCCACTTGATGAAGGGTTGAACGATGCAGATTGAGCTAAGGCCGCACGTCGGCATTATGACGACGGCGGTAGGTTTGGTGGAGGTGACGCACGATCAGGATATCTTGATCGTCGATGGCGTTCACGTTGGCTATGTGGGGCACCATGAAGGGGCACACATCCAGCCCATCGTAAACTTGCCCCAGCAGACTTGGGACAAGATACGCCAGGAAGTCGAAGTGGTGCGCGGCAAGGCAACCGCACCGGCTACCAAACTAACGATCCTGGAAGACGATGCAGCAACCGGAGAGGATGATTGACCATGCCACTAACCCGCGAAGAAATCCTTTCCCGTTCTGGCCGTCGATACCTCGACCAAGGCGATTGGCGATTGCAATCGCTGACGCTTTCCGAGTGGTCCGCATGGGAGGCGGAGCGGTTCGACCTCGATAAAGCGAAAATCACTAAAGAGCGGATGGCGTCGATGCGTCAGCGATTGCTGGTTCGTTGCTTGGTTGATTCGGATGGCCGAAGGCTATTTGATGACAACGAATGGAATTTGTTATCGGCTTTGGATGCTGGCGTTATGGGCGATCTATATGATGCGGCTTTCAAGCATTGCGGATTTGATCGAGACGACACCGAAGCAGCGGGAAAAGACTAAGGCAATCCCCAAGGCTGCGGCTAGCCGCCAAGCTTTGCTTGGCGTGGGGGATTGCCGATGTTGAAGGCTGGCTAGACAGCCAGCCGAAGGCCGCTATTGACTTCTGGGAAGCGTTCGATTTGCTGGAACCGATTGGCGATGGCTGGATGCAGACGGCTACGCTAGCGAGCGTGCTAGATGCCCTTATGTCAATTGTGGCGGCTACTGGTGGAATGAAAAAAGAGATCCGCGACTGGGAATCGTTCATGCCGAGCAGGTTTGAGCGATCCGCCAAGCCGGTAAAGATAACGCGGCAGCAATCCGCCGACGAGATGCGAAGCATACTTGCGAAAGCAACGGGGGTAGGTTGATGGCAAAGACTGTTGCAGCGGCGGCCATCGGCATAACGGCGGATACTACTTCCGCACGTAACGAGCTGTCTCATATTCGGCGAATTCTGAGGGAGACGCAAGAGCCGACGCAAAAGCTGGAAGCCGACATTGGCCTATTGGAAAAGCGAATCAATAGCAGCGAGCAGGCGGACGAAGCCCTGATTGCGGCGCTGGAAAAGAAGCGAGCGGAGTTGCAGCGAGTAAGGGCCGAAACGCAGCAGGCGACTGAGGCACAGCGGCAAGCGCTGGCGATCGAAGAAATGCTTTCCGATGCGGTTGCAGGCCAGAGCGTGGAGCTTGCCAAGCAGAATTCCCAGTTAGAACGCAACCGCCAGTTGTCCATGGAATTCGGTTCCGCCGAAGCGTACAACAGCATTGCGGCTGGAAGTACCAAGGCAACGGCGGCCATGGGCAAGGCTAGCGGCAGCCTTTCTAAGATGGTATTGGAAAGCACACTAGCCACCAGGGCGGCTAGTGCATTGGGCATTAGCACGTCAACGCTTGCAACGGGCGGCATTGCTGCATTGGGAGCCGCGTTGCCGGTGGCCTATGTTGGGATGAACAAGCTTACCGCGGCGGCATTAGATCAGGTCGACCAGCAGGACGACCTAGCCCGCATCCTTGGCGTGTCCTACAACGAGCTGAAACAATTCGAGTTTGCATTGTCGCTTGCCGGTGGCGTGTCGGCTGGACAGGCTACCGAGGGGCTACGCAACTTGAATAGGATGGTTGGCGAGGCTTCGCTAGGAATGGGCAAGGGCCGAAAGATATTTGAGGAACTCGGCGTTAGTATTTCCGATCTTGCCGGGATGAATGCCGTTGAACAGTTTGATGCCGTATCCAAGGCAATCGCAAACATCGAACAGCCAGCCGCACGGTCGGCTATCGCCATGAAACTTTTCGGTGATGAGCGGATTGCCTTGGCAGTTGGACAAATGGCCGATCAACTGGCTAAGGCGAAGGAGTCCGCCAAGGAATTCCAGTTGCCACTTACCGACCAACAGATTCAGACGGCCAAAGAATTAAACGACCAGATGCAGCAGATTGCAGCAGTATGGAATTCGTTTAAGGTTGGGGCGTTCGCTCTGATTGGCGATACGCTAATTCGCATCAATAAAGAACTTCTGACATTTGCGACCAATCTATCTAGCGCAAAGGATAGCTTCTTCAACTTCTTTGGTATCAAAACATCCGGACAGATTGCAGAGATGCAACGGCAGATTGACGAGATGAACCGCCAAGCCGAAGCCGCCGGAAAGCGAGTTCAAACGCAAGGCGAACTAGAGGCACAGGCGGCGGCACAGTTGCAAGAAGAGCTAGCCGGAATCGCGGCGGCACAGGACGAAGTCTTTAAGAATCAACAGGCTAGCCTACAGTTCCGTAAGGATGAACTGAACTACGGCAAGCGGTTGGCGGAAATCAATAAGGCTGTCCGCGAAGGCATGAGCGACAAGCAGGCAACGCAATTCGTCGATGATATGTTGGCACTTGAGGAGCGGGAGAAGAAGCAGAAAGCGTTAGTCGATCAGCAAGCCAAACAACAACAGGCGATGAAGGATTTTGAGTCTGTCCGTCGTGATGCTGCGATGCAATCGGCCACCGAGTTTGATAAGGTGGCATCGCAGGTTCGAGCATTCCGGACGCAGTTTGAGGGGCTGGTTGGAGGCGATGAACTTGCACAAGTTGCCCTTGAGAAATTCGGGCCAGCCATGCGAGCCGCATTGGCCGGATCGATTCCACAGATCCAGGCACCTTCGCTAGTGCGGGCTGGAAGTGCCGAAGCGTACCGTATGACTATCCAGCCACAGATTGATCAGATGCAACAACAGATCGATCTACAAGGCCAGCAGCTAGCCGAACAGCAGGCCAGCAATGCCATCCTCCAAGAAATGAGCAGCAACATTGCCAACATCCAACCAGCACAGCGGAGGCGTTAATAGATGGCTACGCAACTGATTGGAGAGCGACGGGAAGGCAACAGCGGAGGATTCCGCAAGCAGGGTGCCAACCTTATCTACGTCCACCGTGCAACGTTGCTGGTTTACAGCGACAACCGATACGAAGACAAGATTAACATACTAACTACACCCGGCTTGCCGGTGGTTGGCGTTCCTTACGGCGGATTCATCGGGACTTGCATTAGCAAGGATTGCGACCGCTCCGAAGTCAACCCGCACTATTGGGACGTGAAGGTTGAATTCTCAACCGGGGAAGAAGAGCAGAAACAGAATCCAAACGACCCCAACAATCCGAATCCTACAACATGGATTCCGATCTACGATATCACGTTCGAAACGTACCAAGAGGCGGCGACCAAAGATAACGCAGGGGCGGCCATTCTCAATACGGCTGGCATTCCTTTTGCCGAACCGCTGATGCGTAGCCGCGTTATCAGCGTGCTGGATTTCTACCAGTTCGAACCGGACAGTTTAACGCTTGATGCTATCATGGATCGGAACGATACGGTCAACAGCGTAACGTTCCGTAGCATTGCAGCGTGGAAACTGAACCTATTGGTCCGCAAGGCAACCTTGGGAACCTACAACAATTTCCCATGCTGGCGTATCGAGTACCAATTAAAGTACCGCAAAGACAATTGGAAGGACAAGATTGTTTCCCATGGTACGCAGCAGAAGGTTAGCGGCCAGTTGGTGCCATGCGTCAACGCAAGGGGGCAGACGATCGACGCAGGGCTAACGTCCGCAGGCGTTCAGGTTGGCGTGGGGGTCGATCCTCACGTTATGGAAAAGGAAATCAAAGAGGCGATCGACTTCAATTCATTCTTGAGGTTCTAAACATGGCAACCAGTATCGAGCGGGCTAACGTAACGATTGCATCCAGTGGAACAACGAGCACAGCGGCGCAGGTGCCGAGCGGTAAGACACTGCTGGCGGTTGTGACGCCATCCGCACTAACCGGAACAGCGTTTACGTTTGAAGTGTCCGACGATGGCGGCACTACATTCAAGCCGGTCTACAAGGAGGCGACACAGTACAGCGTAACGGTCGGGACCAGCCGGCATATTGCATTGGACGCTACCGCAACACGGGCAATCCTTGGAGGTAGCGGAGCGAATCCTACCAGCGTAAAGGTAGTTAGCGGATCAAGCGAGGCGGCAGCCAGAACGATAACGCTTGTCTACGGGATCGAAAGCTAATGGCCGGCGATCCGGTTTTCGGCTTTAATTCCGAAGATGCCGACGCACTAATCCGCATGATTCCATCGAGCGGATTGGGTGGTCCGTCGGGCATCCATCCGGGTGTGCCTGGTTATGGCGATCCGTGGACGCTGATTGGAGTTGTCGCCACTGGTGGCATAACGGCCAGAAGCGGGACAACACCCGGGACCGGGACAGTCAACGTCTATTGGGTAAATGACAGCGGGGTGCTGGCACACTATAACGGGCAGACGGTTACGGCTTACAGCTTGTCTACAACGTCCATTGCTGCCGGCACGTACATTCAGGCGAAGCGTGATTACGTCAGTTGGAAATGGTTCATCGACTTCCAGGATTGTGCTTGATGGCTAATCGATATTCTGCCGGTTGCCAATGTTGCCAAGAGGCTGGATGCTCTGGTTGCGTCGATCGATACCTTACCAGCGTAACGGTCGAAGTCGGATCGGAAGTGCTTTCCATTCCGGTCAATCAAAAAATCGCAGACCTAACCAATTGCGAGATTAACTACACCCTTTGCGGAGATGAAACGGAAGTAACGGTTTTGGATTACTCGATCGATCATGCGTGGGATGGTCGAACTGGATGTTGGCCGGGTTATTGCGAGCCAACCGGGGGGGGCGGAGGTGGTGGTGGCGAAGGCGGGGGCGGTGGCATTGGGTTTGGAGGCCCGACGCCATCGCTTCCTAGTTGCGTATTGTGTCAAACGCAAGCCTGCAATCCGCCGGGGGTGCTTGATTACCAGATTCGCACCTACACTTTCGACAACTTGCAATTCGTGCTAAAGGTTAAATACCAAGTACGCTACGGTGTGACTTTGAAGTTTCTGCCAGGTGGCAGCGTCGAAGTGTACGTTGCGGTTCAGCTTTACTATCGTGCTTGTAGTCGCTATTCATTTGAGAATAGCTACTACGTCAACACTGGTTGCCCGCTGGAGGATTCTGATTGCGGGATAATGGACGATCCAGAGCAATGCAATAAATACGTCAACTGCAACGGAACTGGAATGGTATGGGAGCTAGAGTGCGGACCGTTTGAAAGATGCGAATCGGATGGCATCTTAAACGAAAAGGGCCAAACATCGACAGAAGCGGAGGTGCCTTTTCACTGTTGCACGCACGAAGGGTGCGCAGCAAACACCAACCTAACAATCGAAACGTGCTCCGAGCCAACAGATCCACCGAACAAGTGGATCTATTACAATCCATCGCCGGGGCTACATGTCAATCATGAATTCGTTTCGCTGACTCAATGCTCAGGGACGCTTTCCGGAGGAAACAACGAAGGGGCTTGCAATTGCGACAGCGGAAATGATGGATGGTATGCACAATCTGAATTTAGGGGATCGGCTTTGCTTTGGGATGGTGTGGCGGAGGATTGCACTTGTCCGGGAGAATTCCAGTTAGGGGAGGAAAGCCGATGCATTCTTAATGATTGCGGAAGCCTTGGTAGGCAATGGCCGAACATTACTTACGAGTGGGATCCGTGCATTATCTCTAAGTGCGTTTTACTTGAAGAGATTGGCTTGCTAGAAGAACGCTGTTGCTTAGACACCGAAACAACACCGGCACCGACGACAATCAACCTAACAACACTGGATCCGGGAAGCACCGTCTACGTTACGCTGAATTGCACATGATTGAACAAGCCTGCCCACAATGCGGAATGATTCACAAGGCCAGCAAGCCAATCACAATCTTTGGCTGTTGTCACGTTCCGGCTACCAAAAAGCTTGGAGCGGAGAACGTCTACGTTAGGACAGCGAAGCCATACCAGCCACCACAACCCAAGCCCGACACAACCAACCAACCGGGAAGCGTACTGTATCGAATCATCCGCGATACGTTCAGCGTCAAGCCCAAGCAGGGTTGCGGATGCTACAAGTTACGCGACGAGATGGACGCACTTGGCGTCGAAGGTTGCCAAGCCGAATTCGGGCGGTTAGTTGACAGGCTGAAAGAGAATGCCAAAGCTTATCGGTGGTTGGAATCATTTGGAGCGGCACTTAATGCCGTTCGCAATGGTGCCTTGGGTTGGCTGGATCCATTCCGACCGTGGGAATCGATCCTTAAACATGCAATCGAAACATCCATAGAACTAAAGGCGGTGACGGATGCAGACTTGGACGCTAAAAAAGCTGAGCCGAAACGTCAATGAAATCACATTTTGGGATGTGCCAGCGGGCGAGTCGGTTTGGATGTTGCTGAGAACTGACGTCCACCACGACAACCCGCATTGCCTCCAGGACGTTGAGCGGAAGCACCTGAAAGAGGCGATGGAGTACAACGCGCCAGTGATCGACAACGGCGACCTGTTTTGTGCGATGCAAGGGAAGTACGATAAACGCAGCAACAAGACAGCCATCAGGCCAGAGCATCAGACAGCTAGGTACCTCGATTCTTTGGTCGATACTGCCGTCGAATTCTACTCGCCTTTCGCGTCAATCTTTGCGATCCTCGGACGCGGTAACCACGAAACGAAAATTCAGGA